TGGTTGTTGAATCCACATTTGCCTGCCACCAAGAATATGTGGATTGGTCGATTCCACCGTACGTCGAAGAAGTCGAAAGAGCTAAACGCAAGCCTTGAATCTGCTTTGCATCAGTTCCAGTGTTGTAAAGAGCATCACTTAACTTGTCTCTGATAGTCTTTTCTGCAATCTCAACTTTAGACTTTACAAAGTTGATGATAGCAGCGTCGCCCATATTCCGTAGTTCATCCCTACGAGTTACGGAGATGTTTGCATACAATTGTTTCCAGTCAAATTCAGCCGATGTGATTTCCTCATTATCTGCTGTATCCAGAGTTTCGGCTCCTTGATACCAGCCAGACGCTGAGGTTTTAGCGTAGTTCAAAGGAACCAACACTTTATCGCCACCGGGTAGCGGCTTCTCTTTCATCTTTAGCTTTTTCAGTAAGCTATTGGAATTAAAGATGTTATCCACTAATTTTGGGATGAACTTCTTCTCAGTGATCGCTGTAATTTGATCGTATGTTAAAGCCATTATTGGCCTCCATCAATGAATTTTTATTTCTTTTTCTTACCCGAACTTTTGTGTTTTTTTCCACAACCCATCATCCAAAACCTTTCATGCTTTTGGAAAATTTTCTCAATATTCAATGCCCAGCTCCGCTAGACCTTCAGCCACTAAATCATCATAAGACTTGCTTCCGATGTCTTTAGCTTTTGATGTCTTTTGCTGACTCGTTTTTGTCACTTGCCCAAGACCATGTCTGTTAGCATGTTGAATCTGTTTTCCGATTTTCTTCTTGGCTTCCAGTTGTTGACGCGCAAGTAGTTCATTTTTAAGAACGTGGTCCGCCATGATTTCAAAGTCTTTGACTCCTTTATCAATCATGTTTTGCATGATCCTATCTTCGAGCGTTGCTCCATTTTCGTCCTTGGATTCCCAGTCAAAATCAGAATACTTGGATTTGTAGCTATCAATTGAAGTTTCTTGGGCCGCTTCCATTTCCGCTTGTTTGCGTAATGAATTTTGTTGTTCCTGGCTTTCTAGTTTTTCTAAAACTTGATTGAGCCTACTTTCTAACAGAGTGACTTTATCTTCAGGAGCAACTTGTATTTCTTGCCCTGATTGGATCTTAGCCCACTCCCTTTGTATCAACTGTTCAAACGCTGGGTTCTGCTTTGCAAACTCGTTTATCTCTGCAAGCTCACCGTACATTGACTTTTGCTTTTCGATCTCTTGCTCATACAGTTTTTTCTGTACTTTAAAGTCACGCATCTTGGTTTCGTAATCGTAACCTTTCTGCGCGTAAGCTTTGGCTTTATCTGGGTCTAAAGCAATCTCTTTGCCCTTATGTTTTAGGACAAATTGATTTTCTCCTGTCTGTTCAACTACGGGTTCTTGTGTTTCCGTTGCTGAATCTGCTTGACCGTCTTGTTCTGTCGGAGCGCTCAGGGGAGCCGTTGGCTCATAAGCATCTGACATAATTTGATCGACGTTCACATCTTGCGTTTGTTCTGCTGCTGCTTCTGACATAAAAAATTCCTAAATAAAATTATCCATTGGTCTAAGAAGACTTAAATAATTGGGGGTAAAAGTTGTATGGAGTGATAAAAAGGGGGAGTGATAAGAGTCTATATTAAACTGGAACCGGTTGGCCACTTGTTAACGCTGCTTCTTGCTCAACAACTGCTTGGGCCTGTGCTTCCGCCTGCATCCTACCTTCCATTTTGTTTAAGATGCTGTCTTTCCTCGGGTGTTCAAGGTCAGTCAATAAATCTTCTGCATCGTAAATGCCCAGTTGGAATAGTTCTCTTGCTTGTTGTTTTTTCTGGGCTTTTGCAAATGGTAAAGTCGTTCCAGTAGTAATGCGGATATCTAAGTTGCCTTTTATTTCATACTGCAATGTTTCACCGGGTACAAGCCTTACTTGACCCGTTTCGGGGTCTTGCATCTGCTGGAAATCTCTAACGGTTGCAGTCCTTACCTGTACTTCTCCTGATTCGTCTAGGTCTGAGTCAATGGCTATCTCAAAGTACCTCGCTGCTTCAGGATTATCAGTTATCCGTACAATTCTTGGGATGGAATAAAATTGTAAGATTCTACTAGCAAATTGCTGGCCTACTTGAGTTAGCCACGCCTCAACATTGCGAGACTTAAGCCTGATACGGGTTTGAGCTGCTTCTTGTAAGTTTTCAATTGCAATACCTGAAGCGTTTTGCGGGCGAACCCCTCTTGTCACTTCGTTTACACCACTAACTTTGTCAAAAGCTTGAAGCATCCTGTCAAAAATTGCAAAAATGGACGGTTGGACATCAGCGCCTTGTTCTCTCCTAGGCTCGAAACCATCATTATAATCAATAACTAGACCGGGACGATTAACGATAGAGTCAGAAAAGACTCCTGAGCCTGTGGGATTCTTCCAAACCGGATTACCCATAAGTTCTATCACGTCCATAGCGTAAGACATTAATTTATTTATGATTTGTTGTGGGCCTTTTAAATTATCAACCTCACCTTCACCCCAAAACTCCCGAGGAAGAATATGGTCAATAAGCCTACAAAATGGAAACTCACCATCCAAATAAGGGTTTTCCTCATCCTCTAATAAGACTTTGTTAGCTATGACAATCTTTCGACCATTTGGATATTTCTTACGAGTCTGATACCCGGAAATCTTCTTGCCAGTTTTGTCTGATTGTTGAATTTTCTCTTCGATAACAGCATCATCTTTGAGCCATGCAGTAATAACTAGAATCTGGTCTGGTTGATTTACATCTGCAGGGCGTTCACCTTCTACTAGAGTTAAATTATCAGTTGCGCTTCTAATCCTATAATCATCCATATCTTGTTTGGCTGTCTTAGCCATATCGATATCGGATAGATCCGCCTTTAGTAAATGGGCTTTGTCTGGATACTTGCGCTTAACTTCTGCTAAATCAGTAGGAATAGCTGTGATTACACCTTTCCCAAAACTATCATTAACATCTCTGGCGCGCGGATCTGGATAGAAGTAAAGAGGGTCAACTGTTCTAAAGTCAAAGTCTCCTAAGCCTTGATGAGTCTCTTGTTCCCAAGGTTGTTCGCTAATCGCAACCCCATAGATACAAGCATCAACTATTGCTTCTGCAACTATCTGACTAAATTGATCCCTGTCCCATTTACTCCTAAGAAGTTGAGTCATAATCATAGCAAACTCAAAGTCTTCTGGATTCTCTGGGACAGCTTCGATATTTGGACGGTTATCCGTCATTATGGGCACGATCGTCTGAATAGCTGAATGGATAAAGTTTAGAACGTCTGAATTTCTATAACTCGGCCTCGCTATTTTCCACTGTTTGCCCCGGAAAAACTTATAATTCTCTATCCAGTTGGAATCATATGGATAGCGAGCTTGCTTGTACTTGGAAAACAGCTTTTCAACCATTTGAACAGTCTTTCTGTCTTTGGCTGATTGCTCATTATTTTCCGTTGCTCCCTCATATTTTGCCCCCATGATTGGGTCTATGCGGCCTTTGCCTCTTTGTTGTGGCATTTCAATATCCTAACAAATAAAAAATTAATTTAAGTATGAACGGTGCAAACACGATTAAAAATATAGTGTAATACATTGCCTCCACAAACGCCCTCAATCGAGGCAACCTTACAAAAAATAATCGTTTGACTCATAACTCTCATGCTTTGGAGGGGATATATTGTCTTGGGTGTCGTTGCCAACTTCAATCAACCCTCGCCTTTTGGCCTCCTCCTTTGCCTGTTTGTCAGTCATTACAGTACCAAATGCAGGATGCAAATAGGGTATTTGTTCACCTTCGGTTTGTATGTTAGGAGTTGTATACCTTCGGACAGTCCTTTCGTTACATTCCGGGCAATCATATGGTAGCCCGGAATCTTTCATGGACCTAGTAACTTCATCTATAGCGTTACATTTCTTGCAATAAAACTCATACGTTGGCAATTGATTTTCCTCCTCTTTTAAGCCATTCAATCCTTCTCAGATTATCCTCTGGCATTTTATTTGTTGGGACATCTCCAGAATGTTTCTTGCTCTGGCCTTCAAGATGCATCGAGATATATCTATCAGCATCAATACCGTGATTGTGACTATCTACGGGTTCTTGCTCTTTCTGATCTTGGTCAATCTTATAGTCTTTAGGTTCAGGATAATGGTGAGAATTATACTCATCTATGCCGAGTGGGTTTTCATCTTCAAAGATAAATAATCTCTCTTCTTTAATCATTTTTATCTGTAAATCAGTCCCGGTTCTCACTCTGTTATCGCCTGGAATGCAAGTCAAGCCTGCTTGGTTCATAGAGCTTATTTGAGAAGGTGAACTAGGATCGGCAACAAAGTATTTAATCCCATACTGAATTTGTCTAGCTCTACAAATGTTTATAATGTCATCAATCACCAGGCCAGACTTATAAAACTCACCTACTCTATAGTGAAATCCTTGCGGGGTAACTGCTCGAATAGTTAGAGCAAATGGATTTGTATAGCCCCAGTCAATTCCAGCATAAAAAGTTGTACCTGAGGGGAGTTCGCGAGCTTTGCAAAGATTAATCTCTTCATAAACTAGACCTTCCATCTTCCCAAACTCGCCTCGGTACTTCATGTTGAAACGCCTAGAGTCTAAGATTTTTTTCTGTCTTTCAAACTCAGCTTTCGGGAAGTATGGGTTATCTATCGAGCTAAATTGTATGAACTCAACATCATCACGCTTACCTGCTTGCCACTCTTTCCAAAGTTGATAGATCCAGTTAAGAGCATACGGTGTTGTCGTTACAATGACAGGAGCTTCTTTGAATGCAGCTCTACCTAAGACGTTTTCCCATGCATATCTTGAGATTAAACCACCTTCATCTAACCAGATTTTGCGGACGTTGGTTATCCCTTCCATACTGTTTGGGTCCGTGAGGGATCTAATAAATATCTTTCCGCCACCGTGGATGTGAAACTCAGCATCTAGTTTCTTATATTCACCGCAATGGCCAAAGATATTGAGGAAGGTTGGAAGAGTAGCTTGATTAAGGATCTTGTACGTAGGCGCGCACATAATCATATTGTCATTGCCGATTCTCCCTAGAGACGTACCTAGTGACAAACCGCCAGTGATAGTCTTGCCTGACTGAATCCCAGCAACCATTAAGGTTATCTGTTTCTCAGACAAAAAAGCTTTTTCTTGAAATTTATGAAGTACAAATTTAGCCATTTATCGGCCTGTATCCATTTTTTTGTCTTCCGTATTTCTTCTTCGCTTCTCGTTTAGCGTCGTAATAATCAATGCTAGGTCTGTAAGATTTCAAGACGCTGCAATATCTTTTAAAGTCATAATAATCTGCTGACACTGGGGAATCAGGGGTTTTTGCTGCTGATGTGCTGACAAGATCCACATGCTTCTCAAAGTATGTAGCTCCAAGCTGCCTAGCTTGTTTAGCTGCAACTAGTGATAAAGTATGATCTGACAAACCCCACAAGATCCTATACTTGCTTGCAAGTTTAACAATGTGACCTAAATCATAACTGTATGTACTCGCTGGGTATTCGCTCACGCACTCCATCAAAACATCGTCCGCACCCCAAAGATTAGACTTAACAAGCTCTATCTGTTCGTCATATGTAAGACATCCATTACTGACTATCACCGGGTTAGCCATACACAGGACAGAGTTTAATATCGGAGTAGAACAAGCCTCTGGAGATGCTACTTTGTGATAGTTCACATACGGATTGAGGTGGTGAAATCCTTGAAGACTAAAAGCACTGCAAAGGAAGTCTATTTTCCTTTTTTTACAGTGGTCATGAAGTTTAGGAACCCACTCTTTAGGTAGTTCATACTTAGATTCTCTTACAACTCCAAACAACTCTTTATGAGTAAACATTTGAAACTTCACAGCATCAGCGCCGCATTGCTTAGCAGCATCGATTTGCTCGAAAGCTAATTGTAAGTTTCTTTCTAGTGATTTGTATTTAAAGCAGTTGGAACCTATTTCCCCAATAATGTAAATATCTGACATAGTAATCCTTAGTAGTGATTATGCTAATTCTCTAAATGTTAATCCGCCTAGAAAAGTTTCCCCATTCGACGTTGCTCGAACAGCTAAAACAATACTATCTCTAGTACCGTCAATGGCTGCTCCAAGATGCAGAGCATTGTTTAAATCTCCACCTGTTGAACCTGCTGCTGAACCTCCTGAACCTGCACTCGCGCCGTAACCTTGGTCGATTAGATACCCGCCTGTCACAGTATTAGAGCTAGTACCTGTGGCCTCTTGTACCGAAGAGTCTGTCAAATCGGTAAAGTTGAACGTGCCCGCTACAGTCGGATTCCATATTAGTAACCACTCGAACGCACCGGCGCTTGTGATTGCCACCGATGCTTTCTCTAACAAGATTGTTGTTGTTAAGTCTGTACTCTTGAGCCGGATCGCTTTTAGTGCGTAAATTGTACCCGCGGATGTTGCGGTAACTTGTGTTGTACCGTTTGAAATTGCCCTAACAGTACCTATTTTTTGTTGACCGCCTTCGCTGATCACAGTCGTACATATGTGTTGTAAAGAAGCTGCTGCACCTGTACCATCATTCGAAATATCGTAGGACAAAGGTAAGTTAGCTTTGGACATATAAACAGTAGGAATTATATTTGAATGTTTAGCCTCATGAACATAGTAGGTAATCCCACCTATGTTGAAACCAAACCTTACTCTCCCAACGCCTAACCATTCCAAATCAAACACTAAAATCTGAGTTTTTGAAGGGTCTAAAGTAATTCCGCTTGGGCCCGTACCGTCAAATGTATCTAGGTTCCAATTAGCTTGAGCTATCGCTGTATCTGCTGCTGTACCTGTTACGGAGGACCGAACTACAGCATAGATTACACCATCTTCGGCTGCGAAAAAAACACCGTCATCATCATCAAAATAACCTACGCAAGCCGATATACCTTCCAGAGTCGGATCGGAAGTTAATTGAGTAGTCATAAAAATCGCTTGAGATTTACCGGGCTGATAGTTGAACCTTTGGAATGTCCTTCTAACC